GCCTTGAGTGCCTTGTCCTGCTGGCGCAGCAGCAGCTTGTAGGCCTCGAAGGTCATGCCCTCGGGGCACTCGGTGACGGTCAGCAGCGGCACGCGCTGGGTGGTTTCTTTTGGCATAGGTCAAAGATAGGTTAAAGGGGGCGCCGTTGGAGGCGGTCGAGCTGTTCCTTGTGCATGGTGTTGACGCGGTACCGCCAGCAGTCCAGCAGGTCGGCGCGCTGGGCCAGGTCGCGGCGGTTTTTTTTGAGCAGGCCGCCGTGGGCGTCCACCTGCACGCTGCGCAGGTCGCGCAGCAGCCCGGGGCAGCGGGTAGGGTTGACCAGCACCTCCACGGGGGTGTCGGGCTGGCTGGCCCGCCAGAGCAGGTAGTTGCAGTCGGCGCGGCTCACCGCGTGGGCGGGGTTGTTGGGTACCTGTATCTGGCTGTCGCGCAGTGCCAGGCCGCGCTGCAGCTGCTGGTAGTGGCTGGCGCGGTCGGATAGCGCCAGCTGGCCGGCACGGCCGCCGTGGTCACCGGTGACGATGCAGGAGCGCAGCTGCGGGGTGTAGCGTTGTTTTATGAGCTCGATCATGGCGGGCAGGCTGCCGTGCGGGATCTCGGCCTCGTCGATCGACCAGTCAAAGAGCTTGCCGCCCTCGCGCCAGGCGTGGCCGAAGAGCACGCCGAACGGGTGCAGGTTGAAGTCGACGCTGATCACCAGCGGGCGGTCGGAGCGCAGCACGGCGCGCTCGCTGACGTGGTGCTGCTCGCGGAACTCCTCGGCGAAGAGGTTTTCGCGCTTGAGCGCCGACCAGTCGCCCTCCACGAAGCGGCGGTAGTCCTGCGGCAGCAGGTTCTCGCGCAGGCTCGCCAGGTACGCGTCGGGGACGTGCGGGTTGTCGGTGATCAGCGCGGGCAGGTAGCTCCAGCCGCCGGGCAGGCGGTCCTCCTGGTAGGGCTCGTAGATCGTGGACTTCACCCAGTTGTCGGAGGGGTTGCAGGTGGCTAGCACCAGCGGTGGCGGGTAGCCCTCGCAGCCCGTCCAGGAGCCGACGCGCTCCAGCAGCTTGCGAAAGGTGGCCTCCTGGATCTCGTTGACCTCGTCCACGCCGGCGCCGTTGATCTCGAGCCCACGAAACCGGTTGAGGTCCTTGTCCTCCTCGAAGCTCTCACTCATGAAGATGAGCTGGGAGCCGTTGCGGAAGGTCACGGTCAGGGTGTCGCGGTTAAAGCTGGCGACGTGTCCGGCCAGCCCCTCGTCCAGGAAGCGCTGGAAGCTGACCAGCAGCGTGCGCTTGAGGGTGGGCAGGCTCTCGCGTACCAGCAGCCAGCGGCTGCGGGGGTAGCGCGAGGCCAGGCTGACGAAGGTCGCCAGCAGCCACCAGGTTTTGCCTCCCCGGATGCCGCCGCCGTAGACGATCACCTGGCGGGTGCCGCTGAGCGCCAGGTCGAAGGCGCGGGTCTGGGCGGGGGTGAGCTTCATCCGATTATCAGGTACCAGGTCAGCAGGTAGAGCCAGATCATAGCCACGAATAAAGTCACGCGGCAGGCTAGCTCGAGCTCGGGGTCGGTGTATTTTGGTCGTCGTTTCATGTGGTGGTCACGGTGTCGGTGCGGTCGGTCTCGATCACGAACGGCGTGGCCTTGACCTCCTGGGTCTGGACGCGCTCGATGTAGCCGCGGCCCTTGCCCTTGGTCTTGAGGTAGAAGATGATCGCGGCCGTCTCCATATTCTGCACCAGCTTGAAGAGCTGCTGCTCCACGTAGTCCAGCGCCTGCTCTTGGATCGCGGCCACGCTGGCGGCGTAGTCGGGATCCTGCTCCAGCCAGAGGTAGTGCGTCTTGCGCTCGATGCCAACGGTACGGCAGGCGGCGGTCACGATGCCGAGCGACTGCTCCAGCGCCTTGATCATATCGGCTTTGAAGGTGGCGCGCGCGGCGGGGGTGCGCTCCTGCGGCTTATTCTTAGTTTTGCGGACTGGTTTCTTTTTTGTCATCGTCGTTTATGTTATAGGATCGCACGGCCTGCTTGCCAGTCAGTTTCTCCCAGCGCGCCACGATCACGTCACAGTACTTGGGGTCAAGCTCCAGACCGTAGCAGGTGCGGCCGAGCTGCTCGCAGGCGATCAAGGTCGTGCCGCTGCCGAGGAAGGGATCGAAGACAAGGTCTTCAGGTCTGCTATGCGCCTCTACTAGTTTAGCGGTCAATTCTACCGGTTTGGGTGTTGGATGATCTGGTCGCTCATTTCCGCGCACGGTAGGAAACTCCCAGACGTCCGTTATATTTCCGTCTAATTTGCTGCGCTGGGCGTCGAACTCGCGGCGCTGGGCGTCGAACTCGCTGCGCTGGGCGTCGAACTCGCTGCGCTGGGTCTCCCACTTGCCTATATCAACGCCGCGGGATAGGAAGAGTGGTCGCAGTTTTTCCCAGGCCTCCTCGGTTGGGAGCGACCACTGCGAACGTCCAAAGTAGTGACCGGCCATACCGTTCGTACCTAGGCACTCGTCGATCTCGCGGTTGTTTATGCCAGCTCGGTCACGCCAGCCGATCAGTCGGTCGATAATTGATTTATAGGCGTGACGGCTGGCGATGTGGGCGGTCTTCTGCGTGAAGTTGCTCAGCAGCTGGTCAGGTCCGTAGCTCTTCTCGCAGATGATCAGCCGCTCGGATATAGGCAGCCAGCGGCGCAGTCTTTCGGGGCTATGTTTTCCACCTACGTGTCCGCCCTTACTCCATACCAGGTGATTTATCACGGTAAAACGGTCGCGCAGTAGGCGCTCGATGTGCCAGGACCAGTCGGGAGCGCACCACCAGGCCGAGGTAGCGCGGTCGATCAGACGCTCTTGCCAAAGGTCGAAGACCTGCTCCATAAATTGCAGGAAGCCCTCGAGACCTTCGTAGTCGGTATCCCAGTCCTCGTCAACTTTTCTAAAATACGGCGGATCAGCCAGTAGAAGCGCGGCCTGCTCGGTCTTGGTTAAATAGTCTACCTCTTGTTTTTTTGTGGAGTCACCGCAGAGCAGCCGGTGCTGTCCTAGTATCCAGAGGTCGCCGGGCTTGGTGAGCGGTTCTGTCGGCGGCTCTGGTATATCGTCCTGCTGGATTTCACTTTTTAGGTTTGGCAGGTCGGGTATTTCTAGACCCCACTCTTGCAGCTGCAGCGGTTCCCACTCGTTGGCCAGCACCTCCCAGTCCCAGGCTCCGAAGCCGACGTTGTCCTTGATCACGAACTCGCGGCGCTGCTCCTCGGTCAGCTCCTCGGCCGTGAGTACCGGCACCTCCTCGACGCCCAGCTGCTGCAGCGCCTTGAGTCGCATATTTCCGCCCAGCACGACCGGGTTCTCCAGCGACTCGATCACGATCGGCCGCAGGTGGATCATCTGCGGGAAGTCGCGCAGCGACTGCACCAGCTGGTCGAGCTTGGCCTTGGTGATCGTGCGCGGGTTCTCCGGGTTGGGGAGTAGGGTCTTGGTGGGTAGTAGGGTCGCTTGTTTCATAGGTCAAAGATAGGGGAAGAGTAGGCCGGCGGCGTCGCGGGCGTGCTGGCTGCCGCGGAGCGTGCAGCCGGTGTAGGTCTGCAGCTGCTCGGCGGTGAGCTTGCGCAGCGTGCGCGCGGAGGGTCGCACCAGCCGGAACTCCAGGCCGTCGACCTGCTGCTGCAGGTCCTCCAGGAACTCGACCCAGATCGTGCAGTCGCGCCGGACGGATCCGGCGCCGAGCTTCTTACGCGGGTCGCCGCTGATCTGGCGCGCGTCCTCCACCACCACCAGCACGCGGCTGCGGTAGGGGTCGTGGTGTAGTTGCTGCAGCTCGTCGTAGACGTGGAGCAGCGCCCGGTGCAGGGTCAGGGTCTGCAGCGAGTGCCAGCGGTAGCCGCGGGCGCCCTCCTCGGGCACGGCCACGGCCAGGCCGGTGTGGGTGCCGGGGTCGATGCCCAGCGCCAGGTCGTAGCGCTGGTCCAGCCGCGGGAGTAGGTCTTTTATCTTCATAGCTCGGCCAGTAGGTGCACCGGTGGCCACTCGGGCACTACGTCCACGGCGCGGGTCAGGCGCTTGACGTAGGCCCCGAAGGCGCCCGCGTTGAAGCGGCGCTGGTGGCTCGGGTGGGTGATCTCGGTATGTGGGATGCGCAGGCGGCGCAGGGCGCGGCCGGCGGCGGTGCCCAGAGCCACCACGTGGCGCGGGTTGACCTCCTCCAGCTCCTGGCGTAGGGTGAACAGGTCGTGCACCTCGTCGCCGGTCTTGACCCAGTTGGTCAGGTAGGCGTCGTCCAGCTCGGCGGCGGCCAGGGCGCGGTGCAGCGTCCAGCAGCTGCCCTGGCCACGTACCAGGGCGCGGGCGCCGGGCTGGTCGCGCACGTCCAGGCCCAGCTCGGGGTAGCGGTCGCCCACCAGGGCGGCGGTCGGCGTGCGGTACTGCCCGCTGGAGCGGTAGCGGTCGTAGTGCAGGACGGCGGGGCGCTGCAGGTGCAGCTCGCCCCGCACCCAGCTGAGCAGGTTACCGTAGGCCTCCTCGGTCAGGCGGGGGCCGTCGATCACCACGCGCGGCAGGGTGGACCACTGCAGCGCCTCGGCGTAGCCGGT